GTTTGTGACTGAAACATTAGTGCTAATTGGATAAGTAGCAGTAATGCGATTAAAAGGATTGGCGACATTGGGGGGTGGAAGCGCAAGGTTAACATAAAGCCGTACTGAATAACGCAACATAAGTTGAAACGTTGCAGGCGTTGTGACATCACCAGCAACAGCTATAATAAGCCGGCCAGGTGAATAACGTCTGATGTCTGACCCAGGTTGTGTGTACATCTCTGGCTTGTCATTAGTTGAAACTTGGACACCTGACGTCGACTCTACCCAATTTTGCCTGACAGTAGTTGCACGAAGTGCTGTGAGAAAAGGAATGATCTCACTGGACGCTGTCGGAATTGCAAGCTCTGGATCCTCTACAAATCCCATGGTGTAACCACTTTGGACCAAAGATCCATTAAGGGCGACCAAATGCAGTGAAACTTGTTTCCAATCAATGCGTTGCCACGCACTAGATAGGATTCCAAGTCTCCTCGCAGTTAGTGGAGTAATTAACTCGTTGTAGATGATCTGTCCAGGGGTTGACCCAGCTGAGACATTGATGATTCTGGCTACTTCTTCACCAGAGAGCATGTATTGCTGTGTTGATTTGGGCATCGTCGCTTTGTTGTTGACACCTACTGGCAAGAGAGGAGTTCTCGCTTGACCATTGTTGCGGTTGTTAACTTGCGGGGAAGGTTTGTTTTTACGCTGTGGAGCTCTACCATTACGACCGTTGGGTCTCATACCATTTCCATTATTGTTCATGGTTAACTATTTGAAACGCAGTGGGTACTGCTCGTAATTGGTAGGTTCTATTAAAATGGGCTCACGTATGATGATATTCTCAAGCTCCATTTGTTCATCTGGGGTTATGCCCCAAGCAGCGTAATAAGATGACCGGACTAAATCGCTAGGGACAACGATTTGTGCTCTACCCGGTTTCATCTTCATTTTGTTGGCACGATAGTGTAGGTCGGTTTGGATGTAACGGCCTCCAAGACTGGCCAAAGTGGAACCAACATACTGTTCAACAGGAAGTCCCACCCCAAGGGACATCATGCATAAACCGATAGATGTTAAATAATTCACAACATGTTTAGGATGTTTCTTTCCAACCATCCATTGAAGTCTGGCCAACATGCGTAAAGGGTTCCTCACCATCGTGTACCCCACACCATTAAAGACCGGTCTCGATTGACAAAACTCGATCTCTTCAATAACACTAGTCGAATTGTCCACTTTAGTCACCATTCCAAACTGTTTATACCAGTCTGGTGTTACAAGATGTGACACTGAACGTTCAACAAATATTATGAAATCATCGCCGTCGATGTACATTAACATCGGAATATTGAGGTGTTTCTTCATTGCATAAGTCATAACATAATTTATCAATGAATTACCTAAGCCTGTGTTTTGATCGCCTGACATACGGGTCCCAACAGTCTTATATCTGGTACCATTTTTGGTGGTTCCGTGACACGTCAACTGTAGATTTAAGAGAAACCCTAACTCAGGTTCATTATAGCACTTGTTGTAAAACCAGTGCTCCACCCTAAGCAACTCAGTGTTGACATGAGAGTCAAATTTAGAGTGGTCCAAGCTTATTGCAACTGGGTCGTTGAAGTAGGACATCTTATCTTCGATGTCTTGCCCCCGTTGCACCATATTCCGACACTTGGCAAAGATGGGCGTTTCAGCTTCATCCAACCAAGAATATACGTACGATTCTAATGGTATGAGGTAAGTAGCCAAAGGTAAACAGTAGCGCTTAGACCTATACTGAATACATCGTGGGGTTCCATACGCAGCTTCATGAGACTTATCGTCTTTCAAAAACATACGTATTCTACCATCACGAGCACAGAGTGGTTCAAGTTCTAACGAATCCTTTGCTTGCTCCAAAAGTCGTTTCTTCCCACCTTTTGAATGGCTAATGACAACATCATAGCTAGTGGGGACGAAAGACTTAATGTGTGGCTTGAGCAAATTTCGTAGGTTGACACCAGATGTATACCTACTACCGTCATCAAGTTGATGGCGCTGCTTCAAGGCCACTATTTCATTGCACACACAAGATTTATGGGTCCAAACGAAACTATCAATTGGGATATTATAATCAAATAGCTTTTGGGTAACCCGTGTGCAGTTACAGTCAATGGCTGGGGCGCTGACGCTGCTGCCTGGTAATTGTTTGGTTAGTGGGTGTCGACCAACGCAAACAGCATCCAGCCAAAGACTGTCCTAAGCAGGTGTTTTAATGGGCAATTGATGCGATTTCTTGCCAAAAAGGCCCCAGGTGTTACCAGCCTGGCCCTTGGAGACGAACAGATTATTCTTATGAAGCTCAGTCAGATGGTCCGAACTCTTCATAGATTGCCTAACGGCTTGTTCCTCCTCAGAAATGAAGAAAGCTGCATTAATTGTCTTTAACATCATGGCATACTTCTGTTTAGGGGTAACATCAGACATGTCATATGTTCTCGCGTACTTCTCTAACTTATTGCGCATAGCTCTTAGGATGGCTGCATGCCTCTCCTCGAACATGAACTCGGTGCACAAATAATAAAACCAATCCTCCTCTACTTCACTCACATTGGTTTTCCGAATAGCACGCTTTGTCGTTCCTGACAGAAAGGATCGACTGGTCTGCTTAGACTTGGGAACAAAGACTGGGTCTTGTGACGCCTCTGCCTCTCTGTTCCTAGGGTCATTGAAAGATGCGTTATTCAACTTGACCCGATTTTTGAGCTTACGCTCCTTCGCCTCACTACCCTTAGAGCTAGGAGTTAGTGATGACGGATCCGAATGATGGCCCACGGGTGTATGAGTGGCATTTGTAGCAATAGATGCTCGTTGCTTCCCACTCAAAACCCGACGGTAACTCGCAGATGTTTGTCCCTCCGCGATTAAAACAGCTGGAGGTGCAGTTTGGGCACTTGGTTGTGCTTTCCCACTGCTGCATGATGCGGTTCTCTTTCTCAAAGGCTGAGATGACATCGGTTTTTGAGCCGACGTTTTTGGACCATTCACTGTAATGCTCGTGTCCTCTTGATGCGTGGATGTGGTGGCGCTTGACCTGCCTGAGGAAGTTGGAACGTATCGATCTTTTAGACTTTGCAGCTGATTTTCCAACCTCTTGATTCTCTGTTGATCTGCATGGGCTTGCTGCGTTAAATCGTTGACCATGCTCATTAACCTGTTCACACTCCACTTGCGTGGCGCGACAGTCTTCCAGCTCGTTAATGAATGGGGACGCTGATTTCCCACTCCGTTCGCATTTGGGGCATTACGTGTTTTCGGATTCGATTGACCCGATTTGCCATTGGGTGGGTTTCGATAACAGGCACTTTTGCCGGGCCTGACAGGAGCCTTCCCCTCCTGATTTTGCTTTCGGCTAAGGACAGTAGTGTTTTTACCACTCACGTTGCTAGCCTGTCCAGAACTAGCGGATTGTGAATGGCGAGTAGGGCGGCCCAATGACGACTCCGCACTGCTACCCAGAACAGCCTGAGAACACCCAGGCTGCTC